TCAAAAACAGCTTTGACAGTTGCATCGCTGTTCGATTCTGAAATAACGCCTGTTGTTGTATTGTAAGAACCCGCAGTAACAGTTCTTACCGTTACATCTTGTCCAAAGCCTTGAATTGAAGCAACATTTTTTATTGCTTTCTGGACGGCGTTCGCGAAGTTTGGCATTAGATTTTATAGGCAATGCAAGCGCCACTTGTCAAAGTGATACTTGTAAACAATCCGTAAATAGTTTGACCCGCTTTAAAAGTTTCAGAATCTATTGAATTTCCTGAATAATTATGCGAAGCCGTATTGATCTGTGTATCTTCTTTGAAAAAAATACTTTTAAATCTGCCTGTGTGTGCGGCTGTGTCTGTGATTAGCTCCCCGCCAAGTGTGTAATCTGGGTCTGCGTTGTACATTAGAAATTAACTCCTTTTGATTGAAATGTTACCCGGCCCACTTATTCGCAAGCCTGTAAAATAGCGTTCAAATAATGGCGGAACGCGATCAGCGCCGACAGAACCGCTGAATACGGGTTCAACAGCGATACCGCCAACGCCTACTCTTTTATAATCCTCCAAGCCTGATAAGCCAAGTCCATTTCTATTATTGTTTAAATATACAGCCAATATTGCCTGCGCTCTTTTAACCTGATCTGGAATTTCTGTGTCTGTAAAATAATCTGTTGAAATGCGAAAAGGAAATCCGACAGCATATGTATTTACATAAGTATCTGGTTTTCTGACTCCTGTTCGCGGCCATTGTAAAGCCTGCGTATCTGTTGCCCTTGCTCCAAGAAATCTTTCGCGGTCAATTCTGACAGTTGCCGTATATAGTGCGCGATTTTTATTATCATTTGACGAGCCATCCCAAGCCGCAACGTCATCATCAAGGACAAGTCCTTCAATAATTGCGTTTGCATCTGCAAGTGTTAAATAACTATTTGCTGATGCGTCTCCCGCTGTTGCTGTTATGGTTATTGCCATTTTCGACCTTAGATTTGGGTTTACGTTTTTTTGTTTTAGTAGGAATAGAAGCCA